GGAAGGCCACGTTCTAAATGATAAATCAGAACTTATCTTTAGTTACAGCCCCTGCAAATGATATTTTAACTGTGGCAGAGGCGAAAACACACTTGAGAGTCGATTCTTCATTGGACGACACTTATATAACGAATTTAATTAAGTTATGTACTAAATGCGCTGAAAATTACACAAGCAGAGCATTCATAACACAGACATATAAAATATTCTTTGACAATTACTACGATAACAACTTAGATAACGTATGGTGGAATGGTATAGTACAAGGGCATATAGGTAGTTTTGTAATGAAAAAATATATTGAGTTACCTTTTGCTCCACTTCAAAGTGTCACTCATTTTAAAACTTATGACGAGGATGATAATGCTACTACATTTAGTAGCGATAATTACAGCGTGTCTAGTTATTCCGGCGATTTTGCCAATAGAGGTCGGATTAGTTTAAAAAATGGGAACTCATGGCCTACATATACTAAGCCAATTGATGGCATTGAGATACAATTTGTTTGTGGATACGGCGATAACGCTAGTGACGTGCCTTTGCAAATAAAGCAAGGTGTTTTAGAAGAAATTGCTTTTCGATATGAACACAGAGGTGATAGACTTGACCAACAAAAAATAAATAGCGACATATCACAAGGTTTATTATCACAGTTCAAAATATTCTAATGAAAAATAATATTGGAAAAATGAGACATAGAGTAGATATCTTACAAAAATCATTAGTTCGTAATGATATTGGGGGTATGACTGAGACATGGACTGTTGAAGCTATTTTATGGGCTAACGTTAAAGCGAAGTCAGCTAACTATTCATTGCAAAATGACGATAAAGTAAATTATATAAAATATGAATTTATTTTTCGTGATAATTCATATTTAGATGAAAAAAAGAAGTTGCGTTTCGATAGCCGTTTTTTTGATATAAAAGACTTTTATAAATTAGATGAGCGAGGGAGATTTATTTTAGCTATATGCGAGCAGTCAAAAAATGCTACAATATCAGTATCTTAAATAACAAGGGAGTTTTAAAAATGGATGAAAAAGAAATATTTATAATAACAAAAAAACAGATATTAGAGATTGAACAATATTGCGAAAATCAGCCTGTACCTTTTAGATTTATGAAACCAATTATACAAGCGTTAAATGCATTAGATAAAAAAGATAATGATAAAAATAAAAAATAAAAATAGATTAATTTCACGACTAAAAAATCTTAGTGACGCTAGTCAATTACCTGTCAAACAAACTGTTTTTAAATCTGCTTTAAAAATAGAGAACGATACAAAAAAATTGATAGCTACGGGTTCTCGTTCTGGAGTTATTTATTCACGTGGGGGGGTAACATCTAGACGTTCTGCACCTGGTGAACCTCCGAAAACTGACACGGGTAGACTTGTTTCTAGCATTAACAAAACTAAATTCAATTATGGGTTTGAATATCTAGTTGGAACAAATGTTCGAGATGGAGGTTTTTTAGAGTTTGGAACTTATAAAATGCTGGCTAGACCTTGGTTGCAACCTACATTTTTAAAAAACAAAAAAGATATAACTAAAAACATAAATAAATCAGTTAAAAAAGCATTAAGAAAGAGTATTAAATGAGTTATTCTATATTAGATGTACAAAAATCTGTTGATGATGTATTAACTAGTGATTCAACGTTATTAAATTTATTAAACAATGGTGTAAATAGTATATTAGATAACCCAATACAAGCTAATGAATTAGGGTTTCCCTACATAGTCTACTCATCTGTTAATTCTCAAGAGTGGGATACTCAGACAACAAATGGGGCAGAGTGTTACGTTACTTTATCTGTTTTCTCTAATTCAGGCGATAGGCTAGAGGCAACTAATATTTTAAGTAGAATATATACGTTATTACATAATCAGGATTTATCAGTTAGTAATAATAATTTTGTATTATGTCGATGGGATGGTTTAAGCGAAGTCTTTATTGATGATAATAAAGAGGGTAGAATAACACAAGGGGTAATAAGGTTTATGATTATAACTCAAGGAGTATAAAAAATGGCAGCACAAAAAGGAATTTTATTTTTATTAAAAGAAGGGGCAGTATCAGGTACCCCGACAACGATAGCTGGTGGTCGTACCGTATCTATGACAGTAAATAACGAGCAAGTAGACGTCACAACTCAAAGCTCTGCTAACGCTAGAACTTTACTAGCTGATGCAGGCGTTCAATCTATTTCTATAGATATGAGCGGAGTTTTTGAAGATGAGACAATCGAGGAGACAGTTAGAGGATATGCATTTGCTAATTCCATAAATACATTCTCTTTATATTTTCCGAACGGTGACACATTAGAAGCTAGTTTTGCAATATCAAATTATAGTAGAAGTGCTGAATATAACGGTGCAGAAGAATTTTCAATGACATTAGAATCAAGCGGTGCAATAACTTATACAACGGCGTAATATGGATAGGATAATAAGGGATATTAATAAAAACAAAATTGACTTTATTCTTGATATTGAAGCAATAGAAAGAATTGAGTCTTATTTAGATAAAGGAATTTTTGTTTTATTACAAGAATCTGCTACTTTAAAATTTACTGATATATCAAGTATTTTGTTTTTTTGTGCAAAGAACGATATTAACGAAAAAGAAATAAAAGAGTTTATCAGAAATAATTATGAAGACGCAGTGAAGTTATGTTTAGAATTATTGTTAACATTAATATCAAAAGATAAAAAAAAAGAAAAAGTAATAAATTAGACAATAATTTATTTTTTGATATAAAAGGATGGAAAATATTTTGCTATTCAATATTAAAATGGAGTAGGAAAGAATTTTATTCATCGACTGTGGAGGATTTAGAAATGGCTTATAAAGGGTTTTGTATTAAAAATAATATAAATGAAGATTATGAGCCATTTACAAGGGAGAGATACGAAGAGTTAAAAAGGAGATTTCCTGACTAATGGCAACAATAGATGAATTAGTTGTAAAAATATCAGCAGACACAAAAGAATTAAAAAATGCATTTATTAATTCCGAGAAAATTGTCAAAAATAGTGCATCTAGTATTGATAGATCGAGTAATGAAATAAATAAATCTCTAAATAAAATAAATATTTCTGCTGTAGCATTATCTGCATCATTTGGTTTAATGGGTAAGTCAATGCTCTCATCTGCTGGTGAATTTGAGCAAAATGCAATGGCGTTTGAGGTTATGTTAGGGTCTTTAAGTAAAGGGGAAAATTTATTAAAAGACATTATTAAATTAACCAAAAATACACCATTCCAATTACAGGATACTGTATTAGGAGCTAAACGTTTATTAGCATATAATATTGAAGCAGAAAAAGTTATCCCAACTTTAGAGGCATTAGGGAATATAGCCAGCGTTGTAGGTCGTGACAGATTACCTAATCTAATACTTGCGTTTGGTCAAGTAAAAACTCAAACAAAGCTAGCTGGTCAAGAGCTGAGACAATTCACTGAGTCTAGTGTTCCTTTGATAGAGGTTTTAGCTGAACAATTAAACGTAACAGAATCAGATATAAAAAAAATGGTTAGTGAGGGGAAAATTGGGTTTAAAGAAGTTGAGAAGGCTATTATGAGTCTAAGTAGTGGTTCTGGTAGGTTTGGAGATTTAATGAGAAGACAATCAACTACATACATTGGTGTTTTGTCTAATATTAAAGATGCTATTAACATAATATCGATTAATTTAGGGAATAAATTATTGCCAACAGCGACTAAAGTCGCTTTGAAATTCAAAGAAATGCTAGAGGATTTTGCTCAGATTAACATAGGTAGAAAAGATGAGCTTTTAAATGATATAAAAAATACTGAGATTAGAATAAATACTTTAAGGGAACAGATAAAAAAACTCAATGAAGATAGCACAAGTGATAAACTAGGTAAATCTATCCATGTGCTATCAGAAGCTTTTAGAGGAACTTTTATAGCTTTACAGGGCGGAATCCCATCACAAGAAAAATATATATCAAATACAGAAGGGTTAAATTCCGCATTAGATAGCCAAATAACTAGATTGAATAAATTAAAAGCTGAATTAAAAACTTTTCTTAAAGATGATAATAGGCCAGAATTCGGTCCAAATCTTGGGATGAATAAAGAGGAAATAGAATCCTTAAGAGGGGTATCGAATAAAACGGCTGAAAGTATCAAAAAGTCAATGAATGACTCTACAGAAAGCTGGAGTCGTAATTTATCAGACGCTATTATTGATAGTAAAGGGGGTTTTCAAAGTTTAGCTGATTTTGCTAATAATGTATTAAGAGATATAGCCTCTCAAGTCGTTCAATCTCAAATTGCTAGCCCCATTGTTAAATCTGCTACTGATATATTTACAAATAGAAATAATAACAACTCTGCCCCTACAATACCAACTAATACAGGTGCGCCAGTAGTACAACCAACCGCTAGGGCTTTCTCTACAGCTGGGTCTCAAAGTATTACAATCAATCAAACAATACAACCATTAACCGGAATAGATGATAGCCAAGTTCGGGCAGTAGTTGCTAGTCAAGCACCTGCTATTGCAGAACAAGCAAAAATCTCTACACTTGACGCAATATCAAGAGGTGGTAGGGCTAGACAGGTAATAAAAGGAGTATAATAAAAATGCCAATTAATATGCCTAATTCTAATTTTACATCATCAAGTTTTTTACTGAGTTGGAATACACAAGTTTATGGCAACGCATTAACAAGTCAGATCCAAAGGAAAGCAACTACTGGTGCGAGGTGGGTTGCTCAATATGAATTACCCCCATTAAAACGGGAAGGATATGCAGAATGGCAAGCATTTTTTGCTAATCTAAATGGACGGTTAAATACTTTTTATGCTTATGACCCAAACGCTACTTCACCGAGGGGAATTGGAACAGGCACCCCTCTAGTAAATGGGGGTAGTCAAACTGGGAATACATTAGTCACTGACGGTTGGACAAGTTCACAAACTGGTATATTGAAAAAAGGTGATTATTTCTCAGTTAATAATGAATTAAAAATTATTACAAATGATATTGATAGTGACGGAAGTGGCAATGCGACTTTAGAGTTCGAACCGCCATTGAGAAATTCGCCTAGCGATAATGCTTCAATTACTGTTAATGATGCTAAGTGCGAGATGGTATTATTAACTGACGCAGTAAATTTTTCATTGAATAGAAGTTTTGTTAGCTCACCAATAATTATACAAGCTACAGAGGTTTTTTCTTAATGACTAGAGACGTTAATTCGACAACTCTAACAGCTTTTGAGCAAGATAAATTAATAGAAGTTGTTTTGGTTCATATAGATATGGATACCCCATTATATTTGCATAATTATGTTGGTGATATTGAATATGATTCAAATACATATACTGGTCTTGGTGATTTTGGCAAAATAAGTTCAATTATTTCAGGTCAAGATTTAAACGTAGAAAAAATAACTATGAGTTTAAGCGGTATTAATAATTCAATAATATCACAAGCTTTAGGTACAAATTACCAATACAAAGAAATTAATATATATATAACTAATTTAAATTTATCAACATACCAGATAAACACACCAGTTAAGATTTTTAGCGGTTTATTGGATAATATGACTATATCAAGCGGAAAAGAAAGTGAGATATTATTAACAGCCGTCAATAAATTATTTTTACTTACAAAGCCAAATATTAGAAGATATAACTTACCTGACCAAATAACAAGACATCCATTTGACAGTGCTTTTAAATATGT